GTTAACCCGTAAGTCTTACAGGCCCACTTTCGCGTGAGCCTGTAGTACTTAAGGATATTCATTTCACGCAGATCCTGCGCGGTTAGTCTCACTTATTATGATACAGTGTGAGCTGTTAAGTGACGTCTGATTTGAACACTAGTAATATTGTTTATTGGGTAAACAGAGTTTACAGCATCAAATACAGGCGCTTGGTTAGTGGTAGAGCCAACCATAGTTGTTAAAGCAGCAAAATCTTTTACTACGTCAGCTTCTTTACCTTCTGAAACACCTAATCTCACGAAAGTTTGTTCCATAATTTCGTGCATTACAGCTTGATCAGCATCATCAGTTGTGTCGTTAGTAACACCACCAAAAGCTTGACCAGCTTCAAATCTACCAGCGTCTTTAAAGTAAACGTACACAAAGTCCTCCTCAGCAAACACAGATGTAATAGCTGAAGCAGGAAGTGCACATAAATCGATGTTAGTACCATCGTCCGCAGATGTTACAGAGCTAGAATCTACTGCTCCAGCGTGAAACACCATTAATTTGTCTCCTACAATCATTTTTTTTGTTTTTTTTAGTTAATAATTAGGTTAATTTACGTTTTTTAGTTTTAGGGTTTAGGTTTTTGGTTTGGGTCTAATCTATAAGTACGACGTCCATCTGTTTGATAACGCCGTAAAATTTATCTTTGTGCTGGATTCCGTGTCCAGCGTGTTTATCATAGTATATAATATCATCTGTATTTATTCCTTCAACAAGATTACCAATTGATATTACTTTAGCCTTTAAGTACCTATTGTCTTCATTCACTTCATCTGTAAGTATTAATCCAGCGACTTTCTTAGGACCTTCTTTTATTGGTTCTATTATAATATAATGATTAACTGCCTTCATTGATCCTTATATTAGATATTACACAATTTGCAGATATTATAGTAGAAACTACACTTACAGCGTTTTTTAACGCAGATTTCGTTACTAATAATGGATCTATAATGCCAGATTTTATCATATCAACACTTTCACCTGTAACTACATCGATTCCTAATCCTTTTTTAGGACGAGGAGCTGTTTGTGCGAAACCAGCATTGTCTAATATAGTATAAAATGGTGATCTTATCGCTTTTAAAAGTATTTTCTCTCCAATATTTTCAGCTTTTATAGATTGAGAAGCGTTGAGTAAAGCAATACCACCACCTGGGACGATACCTTCTTTCAGGGCCGCTTTTGTAGCGTATATCGCATCCTCAACTCTATCTTTCTTTTCTTTTAATTCTATCTTAGAATCAGCTCCAACTCTAACTATACCTACAGAACCGGATAACATAGCTAATCTTTGCTCTATAAATCTCTTTATAAACGCTCTTGTTTCTTTTTGTTTTAGTTTTTGAACCTCTTTTATCCTATCTTTTACCTCTTCTTTGATTTCAGATATAGTTATTACGGTATTTTTGTCATCTGTAACCGCTTTTTCAACTTCACCAAGAATATTTAGTGATATTCCATCTAAATCATCACCTAATTCTTCATTTATTACCTTTGCACCAGTTAAAATTGCTAAATCTTCTAAAGTATCACTCTTTGTTGGTCCAAAACCCGGTAAATCTACAATATTTACCTTAATATTACCTTTAACTTTATTCATTAAAAGCGCCGATTTTACTTGTTGACTA